CCGTGGACCACGGAGCAGAACCGGAGTATTATTAATGGCCTACAATCCTTTTGATGATGTAATAGAACAAGACCCTGCCTATATGTCTAATGGTGGGGGTACAGAGACCACGGATCAAAAACCAAATTTATTAAAATCATCTTTAAAGCCCATACAGAAAGTAGGAGAGTTCTTTGAACCTGGATTAATGTATATGGGTGAAGCAATGGCAAACGCTCCTTATCAATTTGGTAAACTTTTCGATACGGACAAAACAACAAAGGAACGTTATCAAGAGTCCATACAAGATCCTAAAAGTTTTATACAGGGTGTGAAATCTTTGTATATTCCCATAGAAGCAGCAGCCGAAGGATTAACATATATATTTAACCCACAAGATATTAAAGATGTAAGAGTTAAATTACCCACAGGAGAAGCTACTCCGATCGAAAGAATTGGGGCACAAGTAGGATCTACTTTTGAGCTTTTAGGTGCAGGAGAGTTATTTGGAAAAATTGGCGCAAGATTTGGTCAACAAGTTGCAGACTCTTTGCAAAAACAAAATTTAACAAATATTAACACTATAAATGCGTTACCTGTAAGTGGTAAAGAAAAAGTAGAATTTGCAAAAGAACTTTATCAAGAGCAATCCACTAAAGGCACAGGGCAGGCTTTTGTAGAAAGTGGCATTCCTCTTGAAACATATCTAGGTTCAACTATTAAAAATAAATCTCAAGATTTTATGGCGCTTGCAGATATATTAAACAAAACTTCTTTAGAAGATATAAACAAACCCTTAAAACAAATTATAGAAGAAAACAATTTAACAAAATTATTAAAGACAGATATTACCCCGGGAAGAAAAGAAGGCAAAAAAATAGTGGCTCAGCCTTTTATAAAAGATGCTTTTAGAAGATATAACTTAGTTCCAGAGGATAAGTTAAATAAAATTGATGAAGTAACAGCAACTCAAACTTATAAAGACTCTGGAAAGCCGCAACAAATTAAAGAATTTATGGAAAAGTCTCAATCGGACAATAGACAGTTTAATGCTGCCACTGAGATTGCTGCAGAACTGGGAATAACAAAAGGAAATTTTGAAAATATTATAAGTAGAAATCCTGAATTGAAAGAATTACGAGATCAAATTGTAATTCCAAAAGGAGAGAATACACAAAACAAATTTAAGAAAGATTTCTATAATTTATTTGCAGACCAACAAAAATTTGTAGATCAGTACAAAAATATGGAAAACGAAGGTGGCCAACAAATAATTTCTGAAATTAATGCCTTAAAAAGACAAGCTGGTATCGGTAATGAGGTAAGCACTTTTAAACTTTTTCAAGATTATGCCTATGACAAATATCGAAGTATTAAAGAAACCAAAGGTAATGAAAAATTAAATGCAAAAACTTTCATGGAAAAGTATATGGATGATAGTGATTTAGATAACTTTAAAGAGTATGCAAAACTGGAGTTAGATAGAAATAAAGCTAATGCACTTAGTAGAACAGCTCTTGAAGAATTATATCAAAATCCTGCTTATAAACCGTATTTACAAAATGCGAAGGGAGATTTAGATGTCACTCTTTTACAATATGATAAAGCTCACGACATTCCCATGTTTGTAACTAGAAAAGAAGGACAAGGACGATTGCAAACAAAAGGAAGATTTACAGGAGCGGGTGTAGATGTAGAACTAATACAACCTAATCTTCAATACTATAATAATCTTCAAAGACGTTTAGATCCTTATTTAAACTATTTTGCGGATGTGCTTAATAATAAAACTCTTGAGAATAGTTTTAAAAATAAACCCGTATCAATTGGTAAAAATAAAAAAGCAAATTTAAACAATCCAATTAACAAAAGACTTTTGGATACACTAAGTGAATATGGCTATAATCCTGACATCAGTAAGTTTGATAATCAATACGATTTTATAAAGGAAGTAACTCAATTTATTGATACAACTTACAAAGATAGGAAAATAAGATCTATAGTTCCAATAAGAGAAAAAGGTAATATTAAATCGAATACAATATTTGGTATTGAAGAGCCTAACCTTTTAGATCCTTTGCAACAGGTAAGAGGTAATGTTGAAAGATTAAAAGAATTACTTGATTATAATATTGCAAATAATATATCACCTGAGAATGCAAGAGTAAAAATACAGAACCCAAAAAAAGGAGATAGTAAATCAGTGGGATACTTAAAAGGTTTTAAAAAAGGTGGAGCAGTGAGAAAAGCAATAGGGGGTACCCTTGAAAATATAAACCAACAAAACTTTACACCCGACCCCGCTATAGAAGGGGATAGTGCTTTTCAACAAGCGGTAAAGGATGAAAACTTGGTTGCCTTTAACCCAACAAAAATATTTAAATTTTTCAAAGACAAGATACCAGGTGTTTATACACCAAGTAAAACAGACGTGCCTCCTCCTGCTAGAGATCCTAATACTAATCAAGCAAACTTACCTGCAGTCGAGGGTCTTCAAGATTATGACTTTCCACTTAAATCATTCACTGTAGATAAAATTCAAAACTCTAATACTAAGGCAGCTAAACCACAAGACTGGATAAATGAATTACAAGGAGGCAATGCTTCTCCTTCTGCGGAGTTACAAGATTCAGGTTTATTTCAATACATGGCAGACTTTGAAAGATACTACCCCAATTCAAGAATGACAAAGGAACAACTAATAAATTTTTATGAACAAAGTCCTATTGCTAATATACAAGTTAAAGTAAAGTCTAAACCTACTGAAACACCCTATGGTATGCCTGATCAAGAGTTTATGGGTAGACCACAACATGAAAATGCAGGTAGTGCCCCCTTAGATGATGTAGGAACTAATTATAGAGAGATTGTTATCTCTGCAGGAAAATTACCAGGAGAGGATACTCCTTTCATTGCTAGTTCTCATTTCAATGACCCAAACGTTTTAGTATTTTCTCGTGTTGCCGATTATAAAAATGCAGGTGGAGACAATGTTACTGTAATACAAGAGTTGCAAACAGACCTTTTAACAAACGTACGTAAAGAACAAGAACGTTTAGCTGCAGAAATATTAAATCAAAAAAAGAAATTACAAACTAATCAAGACAGATTACAGAGAGCCACTGAAACTAATGACATTTATACTAAAAATCAAGCACAGCAAAATATTGATTCCATACAAAAAACTCTTCCTCAAATAGAAAAACTTGCGGAGACAGGTTTAATCAAACCGTATCCTTTAACAGTAGCTAAAGAGTTAATACCAACGTTTGAAAAACAAATGATGGATTTTCAATCAGAGATGCAAGATTTAATGAGAGCGGGTATTAATAGAACTGACCCTGAATATTTAATGAAGATTGATGAACTACAAAAAAAACAATTTGCTGTTTTCGAAGAGTTAAGAAATTTAAATCGTACGAGTAAGTTTGATGATCTAACGGATGGTGTACAAGTTCCTCAGTCAGCAGACACTGAAAACTTACAATTATATGCTCAAAACCAATCAACCTACGAGAGTGTAAAAGATGTTACTACTTTTCCTCCTATTCCTTTTAATAAACAAGCAGATTATGTTGATCTTATACTCAAAGCTACAATCAAAGATGCAGAGAATAGAAACATAAATAAAATTGCAATCATGCCAGCAGAAGTGGGAGCTAACAAACGTTGGAGTAAAACAGGAGATGCTAAGAAAAAATTTGAAAATCTCTACGATAAGGTAGGTGTTCAACAACTTAAAAACATTGCAAAAAAGTATGGTGGTGAATTAAACGTTGAACAAATTCAAGATACTAGCAAAGGTACTTTTGGTGTTAAGTATTTTAACAAAGGCGTTGATGGTGAAGATGTTTTTGGAGAAACAGACGGTTTAGATATAAGAGATGCAGAAAGTTATGCAGCGTATTTTGATTCACGTGCAATGCAAGAAATAGCGAACTATGGTGATGGCAAAGTAATGGTAAGACGAGAAATAGCACCCGGTCAATTCTCAGAATTTATTTTAAAAAGTGATAATCCTGATACATCTAAGGGATATAAGTTAGTAGATCCTACAGGAGATGAAGCAGTTATTAGAGTTATGGAGGAATATAATCCAAGTTTAGTGAATATGATGGTTTTAACTTTACCAAAAGCAGAAGCTGCTACAAAATCAGGTCCGATGTTTATGTTTAGAAAAAAAGAAGGTGGAATAATTCCTGAAGATAGGTTAGTTTCAATTACAGATATTTATGGTGATTATTAATGGCAGAAAAATTCGATAGCACTGCAGACGTGCCCTATTTAGCACGTGATGCAAAAACAATTGGCCCTGGCGGGGGCGAAGACTTACAAGCAGAAGATGTTGGTACAACAGTAGACATTACAGAAGGACAAGACCAAATTGATATTGAAATTGCCGAAGATGGATCTGCTATTATTGGAGCAGAAGAAACTCCTATTCAAGATTTTAATTCTAATCTAGCAGAAATTTTAGAAGAAGGTTACTTAGGTGGACTTGCAAGTGAACTAACAGAGCGTGTTGAAAATGACAGAGCGTCACGTGAAGATTGGGAGCAATCCTATACTAAAGGTTTAGACCTTTTAGGTTTTAAATACGAAGAACGCACTAGACCCTTTCGTGGTGCTGCAAGTGTTAATCATCCTGTACTAGCACAAGCTGTTACTCAATTCCAAGCAATGGCTTACGTTGAACTTTTACCAAGTGATGGCCCTGTAAGAACTCAAGTCGTTGGCGCTGTTGATGATAAATTACAACAAGCTGCAGAACGTGTGAAAGAATATATGAACTATGAAATCACACACGTCATGGAAGATTATAATCCTGAAATGGATCAATTGTTATTTCAATTACCTCTCTCAGGAAGTGCTTTTAAAAAGGTTTATTATGATGAAGTGCAGGGTAGAGCAACTTCAAAGTTTGTTCCTGCTGAAGATGTAATTGTACCTTACGGTGCATCAGACTTAGATAGCTGTGATCGTTTATGTCAAATTGTAAAAATGTCTATGAACGATTTACGTAAAAAACAAGTTTCAGGTTTTTACAGAGATATAGAATTACAACCTTACGATGGTGAAGAAGCTTCTGGCCTCCAAGAAAAAATGGATCGCATAGATGGTGTCAGTCCTACAAATTACACAATGGATGACATGGCTGAGATTTTTGAATTACATGTAGATTTAGATCTAGAGGGTTTTGAAGATTCTAATTTAACAGGAGAGCCTACGGGAATTAAACTTCCATACATTGTTTCAATTGATAGAAGCTCCAACAAAGTTTTATCTATTTACAGAAATTACAGTGAGGGAGATCCTCTCAAAAAGAAAAATGATTATTTTGTTCATTATAAATTTTTACCAGGTCTAGGTTTTTATGGCTTTGGTTTAATTCACATGATTGGTGGTTTGACAAGAACTGCAACAACAGCTTTAAGACAACTACTAGATGCAGGAACACTGTCTAACTTACCTGCTGGTTTTAAATCCAGAGGATTAAGAATACGTGACGATGATCAACCTTTACAACCAGGAGAGTTCCGAGACGTAGATGCACCAAACGGAGTTATCCGTGAGGCATTAATGCCACTACCTTACAAAGGACCTGATCAAGTTCTTATGCAACTTTTAGGTTTCTGTGTTGA